TAAAGCAAGGGGAATCTGTGGTGGATCATCCCCTCGCAAGTCTAATGTATAGACTATTTTTTAGATTTTGTCAACTTAACACCTTTAAACCAAGCAGGTGCACCTAATAAAGGTCTTTTGTCTAAATAATTTTCTTTAGCTGTTTTTGAATTAGCTTTGTTATAATGTAAAAATACTTGTCCACAATTCTTACCTTTAAATTCTTCTCTCCAATGTTCAAGATCACAGCCAGAATATATTAACATATCTCCTGGTTCTAATTCTACTTTAATACCAGCTTGACCTTTTCTACCTGTTGGATCAAGATATATTGGCCATGAGTCACCACCTAAATTTAATGTAGTAGATATTTCACATGAGTATCTATCTTTGTGTCTAGCTAATACATCTCCTTGTTTATAAATCCTTGCGTAAGAATAAGTTTCACTTAACTTTAATCCTGTATGTTTTTCCATTACAGGTTTTACTTCTTGTAATAAAGTTTCCATTGCAAGATCACCATAATGTGAATAAGTATTTGGCACTTGATTATCATTCCATACACCAAAGTATTCTGTAAAAGGCGATATATATCTTTGATCAAATAAAAATTTTGCAACTTTTCTTTTATTTAAAAAATATTTGTAAACAAACTCTGCTAGCTCTGGTGAGATAGCTTTTTTTAACACTGTGTATTTATTTTTTTTAAACGACATTTAATACTCCTTTTGGTATTGCTTGGCAGTTCCAATGTATAAATCTAAATGGACTATAACCCATATCTACAATGTACTGATGAGGTAAATATGATGGAAAAAATATCATTCTACCTGGTTTTACTTGATAATTAATTTGTGATGACGCGTGTGTTACTTTTGTCTTATCTTTTTCTGGTAAAAGATTCATAAGATTACCTGGTCTTGGGTCTTCAAACAAAGGTAAAGAAGTGCTTTCATCTGCTTTTAAAAAATAAAAACCAGATATGTGACCATTCCAATGTGTATGCAAAGTGTGGTGTCCTCCACCTTTTTTTGCAAATTCTTGTACCCATAATTCTGTAGTAAATACTTGATAGTTTGTTAAATCAAAACCCATTTCACCTAATAAATTATGTGAAGTTGCACTTACATAATTTTGTAACTCCGCAAACTTAGAGTCTCCTATTAATGATGTAGAATGAAATACATGACCCATATCACCTTTATCACCAAATTTTTTATTACGTTTATCTATAGCTGGTTTTAAATTTTTTTTAGATATTTCAATATATGAATCTGATGCTTTATTTAAACTATTTACAAATTTAGGTTCATCTGCAAACCATATGGGACATTTAAAATATTCTTCTAAGGTTAATTGTTTTGGATAACTTACGACTTCTTTTTTTATTTTTTGTTTTTTAACTTTAGCTTTTTTCTTTTTCATATTTTTCCTTTATTTAAATGGCCATCCTAAGTTCCAAATGACTAAACTTTTTCTTTCTCCACTTTTTACTGGACACACCCTATGCCACACAAATGATGGAAATACAACTAAAGATCCTTTAGGTAATATTTCTTTACATTTAACTGGTTTTCTAGGTTTATCTGGATCTAAATTTCTAAAATCAAATTCTAATTCCCCACCTTTATATTCTTTAGGATCAGATAAAGTTACAGTAACAGATAGTTTTCTAATCTTACCATGTGATGGATCATTGGGATGTTGTCTTATATAAGGTTTATCCCAACTATCACAATGCCAATCATAGTATTGTCCTTTTACATATTTTGTAAACTGACAAGATTCACTAAAATCCCATTCAAAATTCCAGCCAGCATTAGCATTTGCTTGATGAATATATGGTTGTATTTCTTTATAAATCCACCTATCATTCATCCAAACAATATTAGAATCTCTTTTCTTTTTTAAATCTTTTATTTGTTTTTGATTTAATTTTTTATCACCATACCCACCAGTAACTGCCATTTGATCTTGTAAAGATTTTCCGTATTTAGCAATATCATCACAAATCCTATGAGGAATTGCTGATTGAAAGTACCAGTAATAATTAGTTAAGTTCATATATCTTTATAAACTTAATATAACATTCCTTATGATATTGTCAATGTCCCAGAAACTGTAAATGTAGCTAACTTGTCACCACCTGGGTGTGTAGATGTTGAATTTGTTCCTGGAGATACTGCTAAAGTAGTAGCACTAGGTGCTCTAACAATAACTATACCTGATCCACCTGAACCTTGAGTTGCATTTCCTCCCGGACCATTATCATTAGCAGCTCCACCACCTCCACCACCAGTATTAGCTGTTCCGTTAGTTCCATTACTTGTTGAAGGAGCAGTATTTGATTTACCACCTGCACCACCACCTCCGGCTCCACCAGCTCCAGGAGAAGCAGTTTTATTATCACCTTGGGCTGCTCCACCACCACCTCCAGCATAAGTTGTAGCGGGTCCTAAAATTGTATTTGGTGCACCTGCACCACCAGCTCCACCAGCACTAGGAGGAGCATTACTTCCAGCTGATAGGGCTCCACCACCTCCACCACCAGCAAAAACTCCTGGGACAGTAGCTTCGTTAAATCCACCACCACCAGGATTACCTTGTGGAGGATCTGTTGGAGGAGTGTTACCAGCTGAACCTGGAGGTCCTCCTGTAAAATTATCACCACCACCAGAAGCACCAGCACTATTAGCTCCACCACCTCCATTAGAAGTAATAGTTGAAAATGTTGAAGGACTTCCACCTTGTGATCCCGAACTGTCTCCAGTTCCTCCAGCTCCAATTGTAATATCATAAGGTCCTATTTCTAATTGCAGTGCAGATCCTTGTAATGGACTTGGGCCATAACCAGAAGCTCTATAACCTCCGGCTCCACCTCCACCACCTGCTCTGTTACCTGCAGCTCCACCACCACCGGTACCACCTCCACCTACTACTAAATAATCTATAGGTACTAAAAATTGAGGCCATGTTCCTTGAGACTTGGCTTGAAATTGACTTTGCATTGACCACACACCACTTGCTTTATTTAATTCTCTTGTAATAACTATTCCTGAACCACCTGAGCCTGCTGACGGTGCAGGGGGATTACCAGCAGCTCCACCACCGCCTCCTGTATTTGTTGTACCAGCACTTCCACTTCCAGAACATGTTCCTCCAGCACCACCACCTCCTGGACCTGCTGATCCTCCAGATGTTCCTGGTCCACCTGAAGCACCACCTCCACCTCCAGCATAAACACCTGAATTTGGAGCTCCTGGAAATTGTGGACTTACATCTGTTCCGTTACCACCAGCACCTCCTACTTTTGCATTACTTGTTCCACTAGAATTACCACCAACTCCTCCTGAGCCACCACCTCCTCCAGAAGCTTGACTACATCCTGGTATAATACCACCATTTCCACCATTGTTTCCTTCTGGTGGTGAAAAGCCTCCTTTATTACCACTTCCTGCAGATCCAGAGGCAGCATATTGACCACCACCTGATCCACCTGGAGCAGTTTGTGCTCCTCCACCAGATGAAAAAACCGGTCCGCAAGTTCCTACTATTGTTGAATCATTTCCAGCAGCTGTTGCTGTGCCTCCTCCTCCTACAACAATTGGAGCAGAGTTTGTTGTTAAAGGTATTTCACAAATTATTCTAAGACCACCAGCACCTCCACCACCACCTTGATCGCTTCCGCCAGATCCACCACCAGCTACTATTAATGCTTTAACTGCTCTTGTGCCTGTTTGAAAAGTTTTTGTTCCAGATGATGTATGAACTGTTTGAGTGCATTTTCCAAACGAAGTTCTATTCGTTTTTCCAATTACTCCACCGTTTGATGTACCGCCGCCTCTAGGCATTTAAGTGTCCTCCTATTCGGACACCCAAGCTGTGCCATTCCAATCGTATTTGGTAGGTGTTTCCGATTCGTCGTTTGATTTAGTTGCTTCCCAACCTTTAGTGTTGTCAGCATTGTATTTTGTGTCGTTCCAAGAAATTAAATAAAGAACATCACCGTCTTCTGTAACTGTTGGATAAGTTATAGGAGCTTGCCAATCATCATTATCATCTAATGACCATGAAGCATAAGGTTGTGGATTTAAAAATTTATTTTTTACAGGATCATATACCATTCCGATTCCTGCGTATTGTTTTCTAAAATTATGATTATAAGAAGTTTGTTTCCAAATTCCACCTTTGAAAAAATTAATACACCATGTTTCACCATCTTGGTGCATGTCTGAAGGAACGCAATCGTTTCCTACAACTACCACTCTTTCAACTACTTGATGAGTATCTGAAGTAAATCCAGTAGGATCTACTTTTGTTTTTAATTCTGCGAAATGTGCCATGTTATTACTCCTTAAAAGTTATATTTATATTTTAATCTTAACTAATTGTCAACGTTCCAGATACAGTAAATGAAGCTACTTTACAGCCACCTGCAGGTGCTGGTAATGTTGCAATACTATTAGTTCCTGGTGCAACACTTGCACTTGTTGATCCTGGTACACGTACTACGACAATACCTGGTCCACCATTACCACCTCTAGCTGATGGAGAACAAGTTGCTGAAGTTCCACCACCTCCACCTCCAGTATTAGTTGTTCCTGGATTACCTAAACCACTAGATCCTGAACCTCCACCACCAGCTCCACCAGAACCACCAAATCCAGCACCACCACCAGCATACGATACGTCTGAACCTGTAATTAAATTTGGTGCTCCTGCACCTCCATTAGCACCAGAAGCAGCAGCAGTTGCTCCACCTCCTGCACCTCGTCCAGCAGGTTGAGGATTACTTGATCCATCATTACCTTGTGGTGGACTTGTCGGTGGAGTATTTCCACTTCCTGCATTAACACCTCCACCACCAGAACCACCATTTGATGCATTACTAGTTCCTCCAGTAGTTCCAAAACCACCACCATTTGAAGTTATTGAAACAGGAGCACCAAAAACTGAATTACTTCCATTTGTACCTGGTTGTTCATCGTTAGGTGGAGAAGCTGGCGGAGATCCATAAGCTCCACCTGTACCACCTGCTCCTACTGTAATTGGATAAGCACCTGGGGGTAAAAGTGCTGATAAACCTTGTAAAGGAGAAGGACCAAAACCAGAAGCACGATAACCTCCAGCTCCACCTCCACCACCACTTCTAGCTCCACCACCACCACCGCCAGCTACTACTAAATAATTTGCTGCAAGAATATCTGCTGTTCCTTCAGCGACTGTTAAACATCCTGATGCTGTAAAACTTGCTACTTGATCTACACCATCGGGAGTATTTATAAAAGAAACTGTACCACCTGGTGTAGTTGTTAATCTAACTCCTAGAGGCGCGTCTGCTCGTACGATAACAATACCTGGACCACCATTTGCTCCATTATTAAAATTAGGACCAAATCCAGCAGCTCCACCTCCGCCACCAGTATTTGCTGTTCCTGCAGTTCCAAGATTATGAGGTGAACATGATCCACTACATCCACCAGCTCCAGCTCCACCACCACCAGCTCCACCTGAACCACCAGCTTTAGTACCACCTCTACTATCTCCACCACCGCCACCACCACCAGCGTATGTTACTGCTGATCCTGTAATTGCATTTGGTGCTCCAGCTCCTCCAGGGCCACCTGCACTAGCAGGAGATCCTACAGTTGTTCCAGCAGCAGTTGCTCCACCACCGCCACCACCTTTTGCAGTTCCAGATCCTGAGTTGTGTCCATTACCACCATTATTTCCTTGAGGAGGATTAGTAGGAGGAGTGTTACCAGAACCAGCACAGCCGGCGTAACCACCTCCACCACCAGATCCACCAGTTGCTCCAGGAACATTACCAGTTCCATGTTGACCACCTCCACCACCTGTAGATGTTATAGTTCCTATAACTGAATTATTTCCAGAACCTGCAGTGCCATTTCCATTTGGATTAGATCCGGCTGTACCACCAGCTCCAACTGTTACTGAGTGTGTTCCTAAACTTAATTGTAATGCACAACCTTGTAATGGACTTGGTCCATATCCTGATGCACGATAACCTCCAGCTCCACCACCGCCTTGACCACCACCGCCACCGCCACCAGCGACTACCATGTAATCCATACCTATTGTTCTTGTTATCCAATTATCATCTTTTACGAAATCATATACTGTGTTCATTGACCAAATACCTGGTGCATTTTTTGCAATTGTAGCTGCAGGTTCATTAATAATTACGATACCTGGTCCACCTGCACCACCAGTGTTTGTAGTAATTCCAGAACCACCTCCACCTCCACCACCAGTATTAGTGCCTCCAGCAGCTCCAACGGAGCTACCGTCTCCACTTGCTCCGCCACCACCTGAACCACCTGCACTAGGTGCTCCTTCAATACCTCCACCACCGCCACCACCAGCGTAAGTGACAGGAGAACCTGAAATTGTATTTGCTATACCATTTCCACCTACTCCACCTGTTCTTGGAGATAATTGTCCATTTCCTCCAGTAGCACTAGCTCCACCGCCACCACCTCCAGCGTTTCCTGTTCCTGATACACCATTTCCGCCAGCAGAACCTTGAGATGGACTTGTTGGAGGAGTATTTCCAGCACCTCCAGTACCTCCAGACCCTGGTGAAGATGCTGCACCACCACCTGAACCACCTGCAGTCCCTGCTACACCACCACCTCCTTGATTAGATGCAGCGCCACCACCACCTGCAGAGGTAATAGTTGCACAACCCTCGTAATTAAAAACTGAATTAGCGCCCGAAGCACCACCGCCACCGCTACCTGCACCACCACCGCCAACTGTAACGTCATAAGAAGTGCCTGCTACAACAGGAACTGCAGATCCTCTTGTTGGACTTGGTGTAAAACATCCAGAAGCTCTATAACCTCCAGCACCACCGCCACCACCTCCATCTGCACCTCCAGCACCACCACCACCTACTACTAAATAATCTACATTAGCAGTTGCTTGCGCTGTAAAAGTTCCTGATGAGGTAAATGTTGTTTTTTTTGCCGGAAGACATTCCGCTGCATTAACTGTATTAACAGGTCCAATTATTCCGCCATTGCCAGCCATAATTTAAACCTCCTAGTCGTCTATAACTTCATACGATATAACTAGATCTAAGTCCGATGCTGCACCTGCACCACCTTTAAGTACGTCTGCTTCCATTAAATATATTGGAGTGTCCAATACAACTAGTGTAGCATCTGCTGGTACTGAAACTGTTTTCGCTAGAAAGAAAGTTCCTGAAGTGTCAAAGTCTGAAACACCTGCTGATGTGAAGTTAGCTTTTGTGATTGATAATGATAAATCTGCTGCATTCGTTCCGTCAACGTTTGCACATGTAATTCTATTAATTTTTAAAAGTTTGTTTGATGATACAGTTAATAAAGTTGTAGTCGTAGTAGCTGTTAAGTTAAAGCCTACCGATTCACCTTTAATACTGGATACTGATACTATATTTGGGTTTGCCATAATTTACTCCTTTTAACCGAAAACGATTGCCATTGCAATAGCTTTTCCTGTTGAAATTCCTGCATCAGCAAAACTTAAAGCTCCTGATCCATTGGTTGTTATTGCCTGTCCACTAGTACCATCTGCTGTAGGTAAAGTAAACGCTAAATTAGAGCCCATTGCTCCTGCTTTTAAATCTAAATAATTTGATCCATCGTCTGTATCTTCAGTAAATCTAAGAGTACCCGCTCTAGTAGCGTTAGCTACAAGATTAACAACACCACTTCCATTTGGATTTAAATCAATATTTGCATTTGAAGTAGTAACAATGTCATTACCATTCATGTCAAGATCACCACCTAATTGTGGTGATGTATCATCTACAACATCTCCTCCAAATTCTTGTAATGTAATATTTGGATTAGTGCCATCATCTGCTTTTGCATATGCAATTACAGTTTTACCATTAGGGACTGTAGCACTTGTTCCTGTACCACTAGCATATTTAAACACTACATTTTGAGATCCAGAAGTTGCATTTTTTAAAATATAAAAATTTTGTACATCTAAAGGTATTGTAACATTTCTAGATGCTGTAAGTGATCCTGTAAATTCTATAACTCTGTGTGCAAGAGTTGCACCCGTGTTTCCATCCGTAACACTTAGAGTTGTATCTGAACCATCTGTAACTGCTTGAGTTGTATAACCACCAGATATTTGTTCAATAATACTTAAATTAGTATTTGTCTTTGTTCCCCAAGTTCCAGCATTTTCACCAGTTTGCTGAATTTCAATTCCTAAAGGTGTATATGTTGATGCCATAAAAAATTCTCCTAAGCTGCTACATCTGTATAACTGTTATTTGATCCAGTTGCAACATCTGAATAACTATTGTTAGTTCCTGTTGATACGTCACTATAACTGTTATTTTGTCCAGGGTCAACATTTCCGTAAGCAAATATGTTAACGGACCCAATATTAAACGATGCAGACTGTCCTGTCAATCCTACTGTAATATCGGTTAATGAAACCGTTCCTAAACTAGCACTAAATGATACTCCAGTTAATCCTAGGCCTTCTTCTACAGTCAAAGATCCTACACTAGATGTCATGCTAATACCAGTCATATTAGCAACAGCACCACCTAATCCAATAATAGAACCAAGACTAGTTTCCATTGATAAACCAGAAACAATAACAGTATCATTAGGTATAGTTATAGAACCAAGAGTAAATGTAGCTTCAATACCTGTTAATAATAGTTCTTGTGAAGATGTTCCTGCTGCAGTGCCTTGCGATAAAGTCATTTCTTGACCAGAAATAATTACTGTATCGTTTGGAGCAAAAGCCGTACCTTGTGATAAAGTTAAATCTAAACCAGTTATTCCAACCGTCATGTCTGCTACGACTGGTACGCCTAATGCAGCTGTAATTTGTTGTCCTGTTAGACCTAAAGTTACATCGTTTACAGTTAATGAACCAACAGATGCAGAAAAAGATATACCATCTATAATTACAGGAACAAAAGCTTCGCCTTGTGAGAAAGTAGACTCTAGACCAGTCAAACCAACCTGCATATCAGTTACTGTTACAGAACCAATACTAGATGTAATTTGTATACCTGTTAAAGAAACAGAAACAGTTTGATCAGAAAGATCTCCCCA